CAGCAAAGGGATCGGCCTTGATGCTGGCAACCCACTACCCTAATCCACTTCCACGCAGGCGTGCCTTGTTCAGCGGAATCAGCTCACTAAACCTGCATATTCATAATTTCACTTTGAATATTTAGCATATCAGGTTGCTGTGCGTTGAGGCGTGGTTTTACTGAGACATACCGCAAGTCACAAACTGCCGTAGTGGTGGTTTTGAGGTGATTTGCGGTATTTTTTTGTGCTACATGTGTGCTACGGCAAAATCGTGGGCCGCAGAGGCTCGTACATGGACACTATCTCTGCCGTCACTTTCCCCAGCACGATAATCCCGTCCAGCCCCCCACCATCGATCGTCTCTCCCTCAGAGGTGATAATCCCTGTTCTGAACAATCTTCCCAGTTGCGAATATTCTCCGAGTTGGAATGCTACTTTGTCGCCTGTCTGCGCCTGGACTGTTCTGTCCACAATAGCGAAGCCAACCGGCGTCTCTATCATCAGCATGTGAGCCGGGTGAGGCATAAGAATTTTGTTCAGATCTATGCGGCCTTCAACGTAGTCATTTGCCGGTGATGGAAATCCCATTTCAGATTCCCCCGTTCGGGTTGAACTGCTTGTAAGTTTTCGCTTCACCCTCCTGAGTCGAGGCGTCGCGGAACGTTACCGTGTTGACCTTTATCCACTGGTTAGCCTCACGCAGGCTGAAGTGCCAGTTAAGCAGCTCCAGCTGACGGACAAACTCCTGAGTAGTTACAATAACGCCTTGCCCCGGCTCTCGCCTCATAGCGTTCATAAATGCATGTTTGATTTCATAGTCGCGCGGCATAATTAATCCTCCCCTGACGAATACTGTATGGATAAACAGTAATGCCGATCGGTAGATTTGATCAAGGCGGAGCGGCTCACAGATTTGTAAAGGGGTTGATGGCACAGTGTTTTTAGTTGGCGCTTGCGATGGGGAGTGACTAATCTCAAATCACAAACCACGTAGTCTACTGAGATGGGGGCGGTATATGCCTGCCCCGTCACCGGGGCTTTTTAGCACTCCGATTTATCTTAAATTGGATGCTGTTTTTTTAAGATGGTATCTTATACGCAGTCACTCATACCAAGGAGCCTTAGCTGAATGTTAGGGATAATCAGATTTTTTTTAGCTAGCTGTGTGATCGCTTTTCATCTCTCAGCAAAAATACCAAACATAGGGCAACTTTCAGTTAACTTTTTTTATGTCATAAGTGGATATCTTATAACTCTTATACTGAATGATACATATAAATTCAAACTAAAAGAGTTCTCAATCAACAGGTTTCTTAGGTTGTATCCAACTTATTATGTATTTGCTGCACTATCTTTATGCTTATCGCTCATCCCTATATCAGGTGTTACATCATCAGTATTTCACTCTTCATGGAGTGGTACACAACAGCACTTTGATGCATTAGGCAATGCATTAATTTTTCCTTGGGCATTCCTGAGTGACTCATCTGTGCTCACCATCCCTAACTCTCTATATTCCGATCTGCCAAGGTTCAGGTTGATACCATCTACTTGGTCAATCGCAGTAGAGATAGTGTGTTACTTTATTTTATTTTTGTTTTCAGCTAGGAATATTGCAACTGCCATCATTACGCTAATATTAGCAGCATCGCTACATGTTTACATTCATTATAGCCCCATAAACTCAGGGTATCTTTACTACCCGTTTCTTTCAGCGATGCTTCCCTTCAGCGTTGGGGCTATCGGATGCTTCCTTTCTAAATTATTAGAAAAACGTCATTCTATAAATCTATCCATGAATGCTCAATTAACTGTATTATTTATTGTCATAATCACGTTCTCATTAAACTGGTGGCTCTCATTAGGTGTTTATGATTTTTATAAATCCGCTTACTTTTATATAAGCACGTTAATTGCTCTTATTTCTATTGTAACTCTGCACAACTCAAGACCATCCGACCGTATTCGCTCAATATGTAAAACACTTGGAGATCTTTCTTATCCAATGTTTTTGATACAATATGTTGGAGGATATATTGGTTGGTTAATCATAGGGAAGCCCGAGAATATAAGAGGCTGGGATGTTTTCATTGCAGGTTACATCGTATCATTTATTATAAGCATTGCAGTAATTTCATTAATAGACAAACCAATTCAGAGGCTTAGAGACAAGGTAAGACCCAGTTAAATAACTAGCCAGCCCTAAACGGCTGGCATTCGTTACGGTTCAAATCCAAATTCCTTACTGTATTTAAATCCTTCACTTACGTATTCCATATCGCCTATCTTTATACACTCACTAGTTTCCGGAGATTCCCAATTATCAATGCCGTTCCATAAAACAATATTTATGACAGTACCGTCATCTATAATAGCATATCTAGAATTTTCCATATTACTCACCATTCTAAAGTCACAATTCCCGCGGCACCATTCCCGCCCGCACCACCTGCATAGTTTGCATTTGAGTTAGCAGCAGCCCCACCTGCCCCCCCTCCGCCATATGTTGACGCACTCGGGCCAGAGACACCATTTAGCGGCCCGTTACTTGCCCCACCGAATAAAGCTGATCCACCATTACCTCCTCCAGCAGTGCCGTTTCCCCCCGACCCCGTACCTCCTGAGCCTCCCCCAGGGCCGCCCGCCGGGAATCCAGAGCCTCCCGCAGATCCGCCAATAACAACCCCTCCTTTTCCTCCAGAGCCACCACCGCCACCTGTCAATGTGATTAGGCCTCCAATGACAGTGCTACCTCCAGCACCACCATCATAACCATTTCCCCCTCCAGCAGTGCCTCCTCCTCCAGCGAAACCGAATGAACCTACAGTTATATTTATGACCTGTCCTGGAGTAACATTGAATTGTCTCTTGTAAATTGACTGCCCTGCACCCCCGCCCCCTCCACCGGAGGCATCACCTCCGTTTTTGCTTCCGCCGGCACCTCCTCCTGCCCCACCGCCAGCACATCCAGTAATATATATCGTTGTTACACCTGTAGGGACAGTAAACACCCCACTTGATGTGAAGGTTTTAAACCTAGCCAATGTATAACTGTTATTAACCAGGCCAGCTTTAAGATTTGCGAGTGGAAGCGTTGTATTACCATTATCTAGGACATCCTGCCCTGAACTGTCAGCAATAAACTGAGCCAACACGCTAGCCATAACAGTAGCCTGGCGTATAGCTTTATTGATCTGTGCAGATGACGCTTTTCCAGATGAGAATCCTGAAGCCAGAACTGCAAGTGCCTCGTAATCTGATTGTGACGTTACATTGGCACCTGTTGCGATACCAAATGGTTTAAAATTATTTGTAGCCATTAAAGAGTTACTCCCCATGCGCCATCATCAAATCCGGCAATAAATTCATTATCCATGTCGAATCCGAAAAACTTCGTCCCGACAGATGGTGTTAATATTGAGGGTGTCTGAATATCTCCTGCCCAAACCCCCGCAGCCTTAATAGTCAGATACCCCTGTTTGATTGCAGCAATGAGCTCACGAGAGACAAGGGATATATCTGTTTCTGGAAATACCCATATGGATATGGTCATGTCCTGATTGTCGACAATTTGCATTTTCAGGCCTGAACCTGCCAGTGCTGCTTCCAGAATTGGAGGGAGGCTGTCGTTTTGCCCGTTCCAGTTGTTGATGGCAATTTTGGCCTTCAGGATTATCCGGTAGGTTTCATCGCTCAGGCTTGTATATCCCGCATCCGGGTCATATGGACCCTGCCAAATGCCCTGATCCCACCCCAATCCTTCGGTATCAAATGAGAAGTAGACTCCTGATATTGGCTGGCTGACAGTCCGGCTCCTGCCAATCCATTCACCCAGCGCATCCAGTTGAACGCCAATCGCCTCATCAATATCAAACGCTGAAATCAGGCCATGCATTGCAGCTGACACGTCGGTCAGTGGCCGGGTCGACAAATCAACGTGCTCAACAAACAGGGGTTTCCCCCTGTGATAGTTGGTAATACGGTCTGTGTATTTGCTCATGGCGACACCGTAACGGAGATGTTCGCTGTGCTGCAGGTGGCTGATTCGTTATAGGCAATGACAATGTTTGATGTTGATACAGAACCGGCTGACTTGCCTATCTGCAGGCTGTTGATGTCGTAATAACGAGCATTACCGCCACTGACCACGCCGAGGTTCGCTGGCGAATAGAGGCGACTGACCAATACGTCATCTCCGATCATTAGAGAGTTGATGTAGTCAGCTATCGCCTGCTTTATCTGCTCACCGATTTGCGTGGTGTATCCGGTGAATACCTTCAGCACCAGAGCCACATAAATCGCGACATTACTCGGTCGTGAAAAGCTGATGTTGTGCGGGTTGCCGTATTTGTCAGGCACCTGGGTAGTTGTGCTGCCGAAAGTCCCCACGCCCTGACCTTTTTTGCCCCGGATGGTTTGTGCAATCAGGGTGAAATCCCCGCCCTCAACAATGGCAGCGATAGAATGTCCAGGAATGCCGTTGGCATCAGTCGCGCCGGTATCGTTCTCATAGAGCTTATGCCTGGCCACGCCAGCAACATTAGCCAGTGCGCCATCGACGGCTTCAAATGGTGTCAGGGACGGGATAGCAACGCTCTGGCCTTGCCTGATGCGCAGTGCCGAGTCCTTTTCCGAATCTGAGCCCACTGCGGCCGCAACTGCGTTGGTAACGCCTGTCCAGTTGCGGGTTGGGGTGTTGATCTGGGTTATTGAGCCAATCACAGCTGCTACTGCGCCCGGAACGGCGCAGGTTGCTGTCACAGTCACTGAACCACCCACCCCAATCGTAACGCTGGCGGGCAGGTTCCAGATAATACCGTTCGCATCCTTAACTGAGCCGTTGGTGATCGTGGTGCCGGCAGTGCCACTTAGCGTCAGGTCAACCGTTGAATTCGTCGAAGGCTTTCGCGTTATACCGTTAATTTTGATGTTTCGGGTAAGCGCGTCAGTCATCGCGGTTGATGGTGAGAATGAGGTGTAAACCTGAATCGCCGTGTTGTTAGCGTCATGCACCGCCAAGGCTACCAAAGCCACCATCTGGCCGTCTTTACTGTCCGGATCTAAGTAAGCGTCGGTACCGTAAATCTGCTGAAAGTAACTGGTGATGGTTGAAAGTATCGTCTGGTAATCAGGCGCACTTATCCCTGAAGCAGTCACCGTAGCGGAGAGCCCCAGCGTGTCGAGATTGAGAGCCATTATGCCTCGCTTGTGACGGTCGTAGTTCCGTAAATGGTGTCGATGGTTGCAGTGAAAATCACACGCCGGGATGAGGTGTTGAGGTTGGTATCAAATGACTTAATAGAGTTCACGCCGGGCGTTTCAAGAATTCGCTTCCGGATAGCCAGATTGTAGGTTTCGGGCTTTTGCTTTCCGAGCACAGACTGAACCCATGGAGTGCCCTCTGTCGTGTCGAGAAACCATTGTCCGTACCAGAGCAGGAAGCGTGTCTTGATCGCCTGAGCAACAAACTCTGGTGAGTTAATCAGCCAGGTGTCATCCCCTTTGCCGAACGTGTAATCACCGTTTTCATCTTCGCGTCTGTATCGCATCAGTTCACCTTGCCTGAATTGCTGTTGCCGCTTTGTACGCCGTTGTGCGTATGCTGATCGCTGATGTCTTTGCCGTTGGATTTCAGGCTGCCTATGAATTCGATAGCGCCGGTAATTCTGGCTGCGGTTCCGGTCGCGAGACTACCCACCATGCCACCCATCCACGTCAGAAGGCCTGTTATCGTTACCGCCTGGCTGAACTTAGCCAGAGGCGTCGTTACATTCAGGCCGCCCGGCGCGACGATGTTTACTGCATGGCTGTTCGGGTCGAGCTCGATATAGGCCGCGCCATCGTCGGTTCTCATCTGCAGTGTTGACGGACTGATGTTGCTGATAACTTCAGCCTGCGACTGAGGGCCAATGATAGCGAAGGCGTCTGAAAGATCGTGCTGGCGCGGGTCTACCGGCTCCTGAATGCCGCCGTTCTGCCACCAGAAATCAATGCACCGGTCGCTGAAGATGACCAGGCACTCATCACCCTCTTTCACAGGAAAGGTGATCGTGCACCCACCGCCGCGAGGGAATACCACCGGGACGTCGAGAAGCAAAGGAAGAGGTGCAGATTTGAAGTTGCCCAGCTCATCAGCGGCCTGGCCGCTGATGGCAGGCTGAACAGTGCAGGTGCAGGCGATCGGGTCAAAGGTCTGGATGATGCCGGGCATGGAAACGCGGAGCATGGAGAAGATGGAATCTGACAGCGCTTTATAGGCCTGCGATTCACCGCCAGCCTGTGATTGTGGTGAAACTGGCATATTTGCTCCGGGCAATAAAAAACCCGCCGAAGCGGGTTTATTTAGAACAGCATCCATCCATCAGGACTTGTATACATATTCCTTGGAAAGCTTTTACCATTCGCAGTGTCGAGAATTGACTTAACTCGGCTTAAGGGACTGCTCATAATCATATTCTGTGCATAAGAAAAATCATTGAAATATTCCTTAGGCAAATAACATATGAAGTTCATATTTCCATACGTTGGATGGGAGACTTTAATATTGGCCATCCAGTAATCATAGTTATCTGGCATTTCGAATAGCTCAACTTCAATGTCAAAATAGTCATTGCTGGCATTCTTATACTGCTGAATTTGCGTCCATTTATTCATTTTCGCTAATGTTGTCATTAGATACCTTAGTTTATTTTATGGCAATCGAAAGTACTAAATACCTTTGGTTGCTCCATGTTACTGCGAATCGCCTCAACATTCAGGATAGCCTTTCCGTTACGCTTGATGTAATCCATGCCGTAGTAGCCAGGATAGTCTGTGCGCGGCACCATCCACTGCATCTGGATGTTATCGTAATCACCCTGCTGCTTAAGGAATGTCACTTTTTGGCTGGTTGGCTTCGCCCCGTTAATCCTGGCCCAGCCATCATTATCTGAACTCGTGCCAAGATAGAATGGACCGCACTGAGAGTCTGCAAAAACCATTAAGGGTGATGATGTGACCGCGATGAGTAACAGCGCCAGCTTATGTTTAGATGTCACAGTTAATATGCCCTATTAAGTGCCGTGTTCGTCTGAAGGTCGGCGGAACCTCTGGCGCTGCACATCAAATCCATATACCAGGCTTGCCCGCGAGTATCACCAGTATAACTGATGGATTGCACGATATACACGCCATCGGTCGCAATACTTGCGGGCTGTTGCAGTGTTCCATTAACGTTCAGATTCCCGTTATTTTCGGTTTCAAATATGCGCCCGCCTGACCGTTGCACCTCGTCACTGGATAGCGCCGAGCGATACACAGAAGCCTGGTCTAGCTCAATAAGACCGCTCACCCGAATATTGGGGTTAATCAGGCACCGCACGTTAACGCCAGCGCCCATGGTCTGCTGTGGCATGCCGATGAGTCCGGTGTGGCTATTCAGTACGATCGCTTCGTGGATGTACTTATCAGTGCTGACCATCTGCGCCTGACCATCCACGATCTGCCAGTTGGCATTGCACTGGTCAGCCACGTTGCTCATCACGTCGCGCGCCATGCCATACATCACACGCCCGCGAGGGAAAACCGTATCCGGCATTGGCGCGGTAATGCCCTGCGTGACGCCAAAAGGCTGGAAGCTCTGCATTGTGGCTGCATGCAAATCTGCCACCGTGTAACCGGCTGCCAGCGTGGTGTTGACCTTCGCAGCCACAAACGCCTGATGACCGTCGATGGCCTGAATCAGGATGTATGTATTGGTCGGGTTATCGCGTCCGGTTATCGTAAAGCGAATCTCGCCATCGAATATCTGGCCGAAGTTCTGACCGTCAGTCTGCCCGACCTGCGTAGCATCAACATTGCGCACAATACGAACCTGACTGGCATCGACCGGCGCAGCCAGGCCATCGTAACCGGCGATCATCTTCAGCCTGGAGAACTCCTTGCCCTGAATCCGGCTGACAGTGTCTTTCTTCAGGTTATAGATTTTCACCGTCGCAACGCGCGGCCATAGCGCATTCGTCCACTCGATATTAAATACGACTTTGAAATCTGAAAGGCTGATGCCGGCGCCAGACTCATCGACTAGCAACAGTTCAAAGTGACGCATCCAGTTCTGGCTCATGCTCACCCCGTGATTGCGTAGAGATGGCTGCGAATGCCAAGGTCAGTTTTGGTTGGGTAATCCTGCGAAGCGTCATCGCAGGCCACCTCGAGCGCGAATCCCAGATTAAGGTAGCCCCAATGCGAAAGCAGGTTACCGCCTGTCACCATGGGGATTCCGCTCACGATTTCATTGCCGCCGCTATCCATCAAATCCAGCACCCACGCGAAGTCACGCCACTCTACCTGTAGCCTGTAGGTGGTGTTGCTTAGGTTGATATTGAATGCCTGATTGTCCGGAGATAGCGGGATTTCATATCCCTGCATGCTTACCCCGAAAAGTAACTTGAGAGTTTAGAAAGTACGGACTCATTGGCGCTTTTGACTGACTTAGTGCCGGTGTTCTGCACAGGTGATGTGCTTACGCCATCCGCCATGTCTGACTTGTCAGCAACGCTAATCGTCTGCGTCTGGGAGATAATGACCTCTTTGAGAGTCAGTGAGGCCATGAGGACGTTCTCTGAGGTGCGATCGGTGGTGACATCGAGCACGCGGATCAGCATGTTGTTGTAGATTCGCTTGCCGGTGACCACATCAAACGGCACACGACTGGCCTGGAGATCTAACAGTTGCTGGTAGGTCTCTTTCGGGCTTAGTCCGAAGCTCAATCCAATGGATGATGTGTCGAGCAAATCAAGCAACGAGCCTCCTCCGGAAAAGCCGACCTCCATTGTCAGCTCTGATGGACGCTTGTAGGCATGGTCAGCGATCGGCGCGCCCAATTCAGTAGGATGCTCTGTAATCTCCAGCACATCGCTGTGCTTCTCAGAGATAACCACGTCCGGGATGATCAGGCCTATCTTCCTGCTTTGCTGTGAAAACAGTGTAGAGAGAATATCCATTATCTGACCGCCGGAGTAAGTTGCTGGGTTATCCTCTTCGCAGATTTCACAGCTAACTCCGAACCGGTGTTTATCTTCACTAGTCAGCACAGTACTGCAGCTACAACAACGCTTACGCCCAGCATTTGTTCTCATAAGTTTTGTCTCTTCGTGGTTCGCGATTACCTTCAGGCAACAGCGCGCTAACCAGCCATAAGCGGGGATC